TCATTTATAATTCTTTGTTGTTCTATCTGCTCCGTAACGACCCCGTTATTTTTAGCTATTTTTTCTTTAATGACGTTTTCATCATCAACTATTTTTTGTATTTCTGCTTGTTTTTTTGCAATTGCTGTTTCATTCCTAATTCTTTGCTGAGCAGCATTACTCGCACCAAGCATGGCATTTGCTTCGTCGAGTGCAATCTTTCTTTGTGTTGCTGCTTGACTCTGTTGATTTTCTTCGATTAAATCAACTAGAGCTAGTGTTTCTCTTGCTATGTCTAGCTTTTTTTGTTCGCTTTCTGTTAATTTACTACCATTTTTAATAAGATCTTGTTGTATTGCCTCATAAGAAGCTATTTCTTTTCTTAGCCCTTCTTGTGCTTGATCAAATTGAGTATCAGGAGCTATCGAGTTAAAAATTGCTTTTGTTTTTGATGCGTTTTCTTGCTGCAGCCTGCTTGTACCTTCAAGTACAGAAGAAAATTCTTCGTAAGCAGATTTTGCTTGAAGTACTTGCTCTACTGTTGCTTCTGAACCAGGGCTATTAAGAAAACTCTCTAATATATCTTTATACGCTTTAAATGATGTTATTGAATTTGCTCTTTCATCATTTATAGATTTCATACCCTCAAGCTGGTCCTGAAAAAACTTTAATGTTTTTTGCTGTTCTTCGTCTCCAGCTCTCGATACAAAGTCGCTGAAAGACTCATCTGCTCTACTCTCGACACCTATCTTACGCACCCTATCCATACCGAAGTTGCCAAGAGCAGCTCCTCCAACATCTCTAACATTTCTTTGCTCTTCTAAAGCCTCTAAAGCGAGTCGAGACTTTTCTACGGAAAGTGCATACTTATCTTGAATACCTATTAAAGAATTTAAAGCTTTTTGAGTTTGCTCCACACTAAGACTTGAGGAATAATTATTAAAAGCTTCTAGATATTGTAAAAGTCCTTCACCATTTTTTGTAATTTCTCTCTGAACTTCTGCAAATTTTTCATAATCAGAGGTTAAGCTGTCTAATAAAGCTATTTGCTCTTTTTGTTTCTTTTCCGTTTCAGTTAACTCTTTATTTAAATTAAAAAACTCTTTTGCAACTTCATATATTGTATAAGCAAAAGCAACCCATCCGAGTACATTTATAGCTCCTCCAATAAATCCAAGCGCTTTTGAACCAAAAGAAGAAACAGTGGCAAAAGCACCTTTTGCAGTTGCACTTGCTCCTAGATATTTTGCCTCCATTGCATCCATTGTCAGAGACGTATCTATAAGCATTTTATCATTTGCCTGAGCATTAGCAAGCTGAATATCATTTAACATTTGAATGAATAAAGCTCTTTGAGCTTTAGTCATTTTTGCATACTCACCAATACCTTTTTCGGCAGTTATTCTCATTTGAGAGATCATTCTGTTGCTGACACCTTTATAGTCTCCAGCAAGAATTTTTGCAAGACCTCCTTTTTTCGCCTGTATTTCAGCGTCTCTTAGTACTTTTCTTGCATCAACAAAAGAACTCTGCTTTAATTCTGCGGCTGCATCTGGAGTTAGCTCTTTTACACGTTTTAAAGCTTTATAAGATCTTATCTGCTTTTTAATATCTTCTGCATTTTGTCTTGCTGCTTTACCGGTCTCTTCTAATCGTGACTGTAACTCTCCTACTGCTGGAATAGCGGAAGTAATAATTCCTTTGCCCATTAAGGCAAAAGCAGCAAACGCAATAGAAGGAGTTTCAGTAATAACTGTAGCTAGAGGGCCTGCAAATACTGCGGCCACTTCTCTGGCTTTATTAATAATATCGTCAAAAGCTTTACCAAGCTGATTAAACTTATTTACAGAAGGATCTACAATATCTATTATGCTACTATATTTTTTTTCTACTTCGCCGAGTACAAATGCAGTTACGGCCTGGCTTTTTTGGAAAGTACTTAGCTCTCCTTCTATTCCAAGCGCTTCCTTATATTTTCTTGCAGCGTCGTCTAATCTTAGTATAACACCTAATTCATCTAAAAGTTCTGGCTCTGCTTTAGTAACACCACGAATTAAACGATTAAAAGAATCAGTTAGATCTCTACCTAAAACAAGAGAGACGTCTTTTGCTGCTCCTGCTAATTCTGTTAATTGTTGAGGAGATAGACCAGAAGCTACACCAATTGCAGCAGCTTGAGAAGCGTCTCTAAATCCAAGCTGAGCATCTGTTGCTTCTATTATTCTATTTGTTAGAGTCTGCATGGCAACACCAGTAGCTGCAGCATAAGCAACCTGGCCTTCTTTTAATGCTGCTAGATCTCCTGATTCTTTTAAGAATCGAAAAGCAGCATCAATTGCGAAAAGCTGAGCGGCAAGAGTAGCATATGCAGGTACAAGAGTACCTCCAATGCCTTGAGCCATTTTAGAGAAGTTTTTAGTGCTATTTGAGGAGGCCTGCGCTACGCCTTTTAGATTTCTATCTGTTTGTAGCGCGCCTTTTGAGACATCGTCAAGAGACTTACCGAGGTTTTTGGCATCTACTGCAACTTTCTGCATTTTGCCATTTACTTCGATATCAATATAAACTTTTTTTCTATTTGCCATTATCCGCGAACACTATGAGCGAAAGTATTTCCGCTGCTTGCCGAAGCTCTTTTTCGTTCTTCCGCTTTTCGTCTCTTGTCTGACTCTTTCATTCTCTGTTCAATTATTAGATTATCGTATAATTTTAGAAAGTAAAAAATTATAGAAGGCTGAGCTATATTATAAAGAGACATAAAGTAATCTATACTTGTCCAATCTTTTCCAAGATAGGTGCCAGTAGATAAGTCCCAACGGTCAGAAAGACAAGAAAAAAGCAAAAACATTTCTTGTATTTCTTGCGGAAAAATTGCAGTATCTAATGGCAATTTATCAGGGTCGGGCTCCTGTCCCAGCTGTTCGCATAAAAGTAGATACTTATCTACATCTATTTGACTCGACTGAGACAGAGATTTTTCAAGTAGTCGAGATACCTCTTCTACTTGTTCCCAGTAAAATTTTCTAAATCGCCAACAGTTTCTGTAACCCAAGTATCAAAAGTTGAAGAGTTACGCATTAATAGTTCTGCATTTTCTTGCGTATACGGCAAACAATCATCTGGGTCTAAAGACGAAGTATCTACTAAGATTAATTCTTCTAAGTATCTATACTTTAAACCAGACCATCCTTTAATAACTGCATTAACATATTCAGTTAGAAACTTATCCTCATCCAACACTTCTTCAGGCTGGCGAGTTCTTTTATCAAATTTAGTAGTTACACATTTTTTTCGCAACTTAAGAAGTTCTTCTCTCGCTAAGTAGCAGAGAGATACTGACATGCCTTTAAAACCTGGAAAATCAATCTCTACAGTTTTGCTTGGAGTCATTAAAGTTGCTAATGAAATTGGTGTGTTTGACATATTTTTATTCCTTTATTAGGGTTAATTAATTGTTATAGGTCATAGTATATAGTAGTTAGGAAAAAAAGTCAAGAACTTTTTTTCAAAGGTACTTAAAAATAAAGGGGCAAAAGCCCCTTTATTTATTATACTTATTTATTATGCTTTACCTAAGTACGAAATATTAATTTCGTCTGGATTATTACCAGTAGGACTACGTAGAGCATGGAAAGCTGTATCTAATGATATTACATCTTCGATACTATGAGCAGGAATCTCTAAGTGAGCTGTTGGCATAGTAACAGTAACTAAAGGAGCTGAACTTCCTCCAATACCAAACTGCAAGTTAAATGAGTTTCTTACTACAGTAGTTGCTGAGATAAGATCATCGAAAAGCTGAGCACTTGACTTATTCTCAGGATTTAAGTAACAAGTAAAGTTTCCAGAAATTGATCTTGTACCGGTAACGTGACCAATAGGCTCGTTAACTCGACACAAAGTTTCAGGAGTTAGATATGTAATATTATTTTCAATAGTAATATTACCTCCTGTTAAAACTAAATCATATGGAGTTGTATTTGCACTTACGCTAGTATCGGTAGGCGTAACAACTAAGCTAGTTAGACGGTTTCTGATAAAGTTACCAGTATCATCAATACCTGTGCTAATTAAGTTAACAGTTCCTGTTCCAGGAGTAACATCAGGGAATCCATTAGTAGGATCATCTGTTACATCTTGAATTAATCTACCAAAGCCAGACCAAGCGATCATAGCAATGCCATCAATTTCAAAGTCAATACTAGCTGAGTTAACTACTGAATCAGTAATTTTATATACTGTTTGACCATTAGCTGCACTAAAGCTAGTAGTAGTTGGATCAGTTCCACATCCACCCAATACAAAGAATAGAGTAAATGTGTTTAAGCTAGATACGTCTGAGCTAGCAAAAGAAAAAGCAGTTGTATTAGCAACTGATTTATCAACGCCTTCTGTCCATGAATTAGTTGCATCATCATAAACATTACTGTTAGAAATCATACTAGCCCAAAGAGCCTCTTCCATACAGCCATCTGTATTTGGACGCACGTAGGTACTAAATGACCACTCTGCGGGGGCGTAAGAGTCATTAAACATTTGTCTATGGCGTCTGCTGCCTCCAGTAGAATCTGACATTTCATTCAGAACAATTTCAGTAGAGTTAGTCGCTTGAGAAAACGAAAACCCATCTAAAATAGGCAATTCCCACATATCGTCGCCGATTTGTAGATATACTTTAGTATTTCTACTAAATTGTAAATCTGCCATTTTAAAATCTCCTATTTAACTTGAAAAGACTTGGACGTGAATCTTTTGATTCTTGCCAGTATTTTCTAATAGTGAACCTGAATGCGAAGCTCTGCTACGCCATAAGGTTCAAGCACTCCTTCATCAGTATCTATACTGATTATGGAAATTTGTTTAGTGTACTGTTGTACACCTGTTTTATCAAAATACGATAGTCTTGAGTTTTCTTCTAAAATAGTTTCTATATCTTCTAAGAGTCTATCTAAAGCGTCTACGGCGTCTTCCTCTTTAACATAAGCACGTACAGTTATATTTAGAAATCTATCTTTATAACCAGCACCTTGATATGCTCTAGTTTCTGACCCCGCATTAATATGTATTGAAGGATAGTTATCTACCTCATCCCAAAATTTAAGTCTTGGGGATACATTATTATATACATTAGATAAAAAATCTCCTGTACCATCTATTCGCTGAAGTTGTTCAACTAAAGCATTTACTATTGATTGTCTTCTAGTAGTATAAGTTCTTTCTGCCATTACTGTCTCCTTGTGTAGAATCTACCAATGGCATACTGAGCTGCTATCTCTCTCATCGAAGCATCAATTAATTTTCTAGGATCTCTATCAGGAGACCCTTGTCGAAAGCCTGGCTCAAAAGTTTGATAAGGGCTTTTCATATATGTATAACCAAAGGACGGAAAACCTCTTCTAGTAGCTATTGCATCTGTTACTCTAACACTGTTTGCTAATCTACCTGTTCTAAAATTAAGTCTAGGCTCGCCCATATTTTTAGCAACTACTTGAGGTAGCTGTTCATTAAAAATACCTATTAAAGCTTGAAAAGGCACAGAAGCCGCAGAAGTTGATGAGGCTGCAATCCGCGGTTGCTTTGTTTTTGGTTTTTTATGCCGTTTTTTAGAGGCTCCAGGAATTTTGCTTTTGACACTTTGGTTTCTTTTACGTGTTTTAGGAGTTTTCTTAGGATCAATAGCTTCTACTAATGAGTCTAAGATATCCTCCACCATATCTGGAGAGCCTCTTAAAGCCGTAACATCTATAGAATCTAAAAAATTTAAAATATCGTTTTCTTCTTTACGAATAACGCTTCTAAATACTGTTCCTATAAATGCAGCTACATTTCCTTTGGCTCTATTTAAGCCTATAGGTTCGTACTCTAACTCTAATACTGCGTTAGCTTTACCTTTTAAAATATCTACATCTCTTGAAAATGCTAGTGTAACATCCCTTTCTTGAGAAACTGCCTCCTCTAGCTGATCTAATAGATAGTAAATATTTACATTACCTATATCATTTTCATCTGTTATCTTATCTAGCTCTTCTAAAAGAACATACAAAGCTCGTATATTGGCTCTACGAGGGTCTGAAAGCTCCATTCCATCTAATGCTAGTGCCATATTTGCTCTTAATACACTAAGATTTTTATGTCCCAGATCATTTGACTTTTTAATATCTGGAAAAAGTTTATTGACTAAGTACTTACTTTGTTGAAAATTAGATTTTCCAGCAACAAATCTTCCTATAGTATTAACTTGTACTCTTCCCTCTAGCCCAAGATCTCTTAGCCCATCTTCTTCCGCTAAGTCTATAGTTTTTGTTGAGTCTTCTCCGTATTGCTTTGCGTATTTTTCGTAGACTTCTACTAATTTATCATATTTTTCTTGAAACTCTTTAGGAAAGGCAACAAGTTTTTGCGTTGCTATATTCTCTATATCTATAACTTTTCTTAACTCCTTAGCGGGGACAAATACTCCAGATACTAAAGTTTTTTGTACCTGTTTAACCTTAGTGAACTTTGGTTTCTTCGTCGCCATTAGAAGTTCTTATATAAATCCAAAACTCTTTTAATATGGTCAGGAAATGCTACGTTATTTCTCTGACTAGTGCTACTCTGATTTTCTACAGAGGCGCCCGATAGAGTTTGTCTTTGTTTATGTTCATCTTTTAGATAGTAAGTTATAAGATCTGCTACTGCTAACTTAAGATCTCCAGGAGTTTGAGAATACCCTGCTGTGTAAGTAACTCTTACTGATCCAGGGCCTTTCTGCCAGTTAGTATACCCCGAGCTTCCTTGAAGTCTTAGTAAACTATCTGTATTAGACTCTAGGTAGTATAGACTAGGATCAAGAGTAGCATAAGCACTAGAATGTGAGCTTCTCTCTTCAACGCTAGTAATTTGAACCACAGGAGATTCTGTTAGCTGAATTAGATGAGTAGGCCATTCTACACTTATAGTTTCTACCTTAGGAGTAGAATAATAGTCTACTATGCTATTACCGCAGTAAGTTTTTACTAATTGACTTATTGAAGGCACTAGAATTTCGAGCTTAACATCTTCTTTTCCAGATGTAACTCCTTCTAGTTCTTTATATTCGTCTACTTCTATTAAATTTGCCATAATAAATAAATTAGTAAAAACTTGGGGGAGAAGATCTCCCCCAGGCTATAATTATGCTACGTTATTTTTCTTAACGTATACAGCTGCTGTTTTACCAGACTGACCGGTGAACATTTCATGGAAACCCAAGTGCTGAGTAGCGACGATTACACGACGCTGTGCAGCTACTTCGTAATCCTGCTCAACATTCACACCACGTAAACGAGGAATAGCATAGTTGCGAGTATTTACAGCGATAGCGCCTGCTTGACCGTCTTCAACTTCAGCAGGGAAGTTATCAGATACAACAACAGGAGAGCCGTATACCGCACCAACAAGACCAGTAATTTTCAGAGCCATGTCTGAACCTACTTCGTTAATGTTAGTAAACTCAACGTCTTCTAACAAATCATAGTAACGTGACTGGCTAACAATGTAAACGATGTCTTGAGGATTCATGCCATATACACCCATGGCTGCACGAGCTTTAACAAGATCAGCTGCAGTAAGTTTATCTGCACCGTCAGTAAGCTGAGTACCAAAAGTAATGCCAGAATCTAAAGCGTAGCCTGTATTACCAAGACCATCTGCTAAGAAGCCTTTTACGCCAAGACCGCCATTACCTTGAATAATAGCTTTGTCTACAGCGCGAGCATGTGCACGAGCAACACCTTCAACCAACATAGGCATTAAGTTAACAAGTACTTCTTCATCTACATAGTTATCCATGTAGCTAGTAGAAATCAAACGCTCAACGTTCAATACTGTCTGACGAGCAGCAAAAGTACCTGCTGAACCACCACGGTTAGCAAGACCAGTAGTATCGCCTGAACCAAGTGCAGACTCACCACCAGAACTCCATACTGCTGTTTCAACATCTGACTGAAGAGGCATAACAGTAGTTTTTGAGCTTACTGGAATCTCACGGAAAAGAGCAGCAGTGCGCAACTCAAGCTGAATTTCCTTCTCAATCATAGTAGAAACTTCAGTAGCAAGATTAGCTAGATTATCAGTAGTACCTGCAGGGTAACTTACGCTAGCTTTTTCGAATACTTGACGAGCATAATCAGTATCCCAGCCTTTGTTTGTCATAACACCCAACATGTGAGCATACATAAATTCTTTGTTGCCAGCAATTACGCCTTTTTCGCCGCGATCGGCAAATACACGCTTGCTTTCACGAATTTTAGTAATTTCTTCGTTTTTCTCAGCCAATTGAGCGCCAAACTCTTTCAACACTTCACTTAGCTTAGCGTCTTTTTCGTTCAAACGCTTTTCAAAATCTCCTAACAACTGCTCTGTGCCTGACTCGATGCCAGTACGAATAGCTGAAGTGACTTCTTCTTCTTTAGCAGCTTTTGCTTCTGCTTCAGCAGCAGCTTTTTCTTCTGCTTCTTTTGCGGCTTTTTCAGCTGCGGCTTTTTCTTCGGCTTGCTTCATTGCGATTTTAGCAGCAGTTTCCTCTGCCACCTTTTTAGCAAATGCTTCCAAGTCGATTTCTGGAGTTTTAACTTCAGACATTTTGATCTCCTGTTGAGCGGTGTCCGCTCCATATGGTGAGTCACTAGCTACGCTCGATGCTTTAACATCTTCTTTAGCCAGAGACTGACCGGCTAGATCTTCACGATTGGTTAATTTAAAGGTTTTTTTGAATTCTTCGTACTCTTCCATAGAGTCAAAAGACTTCGATAGTGAGAAAGTTGCTGCCTGATTGCATGGTACCGAAACAACCGATACTTCAAACAACTCAGCATCCTTAATCTTTAATCCGTCAGTTTCCTGAATGTAATCAGCATCCTTGACTCGGAAACCAACAGAAAATGCTCCAAGGATACCTTCTTTAACTAGTTGTGCAACATGATCTGGTGCTGACTTTGAGATTTTTGCTTTAAGCTCTAATCCTTTATCAGTTACTTTTAATCCAGTTGCACGTCCGATTGGTTTATCATAATTATGATTAAAAAGAATAATCGGATTTTTTTCAAAATTATTTAATCCACCTTTTGTCCAGGCTTCTGCCATAATGACATCGTTTGCACGATCTTGATCGGCGGTACTTGCCATCCCACAGATATGAACGCTTCCATCCTCGTCTTCGTTCAACGCTTTAAAGGTAGAAGTAAGATTAAATATCTTTTCCATCTTTTTTCTCCACAGCCTTAGGCTTGGCAAATACGGGCTTAGCTTTTGGCTTTACCTCTGGACTTGCCGTTTTAATTACCGGTTTCGGCTGTTTAACCGGTTTTTTATAAACATCAGGATAATATCGCTCTAGCTGTGCCAAAGCTCTTAACCAGTTGTTAAATTGCTTTTTAATTGCTCTAAATAATACAGGATCTTCTGCTCTACCATAGTATTCTTCGTACTCTGGACGATAGGTAAAACCTGCCTTTTTAAAATCCGTATAAAGCTTTCTTAAAATTAAAGTTCTTACTCGTGCCGTTGGCATTATTAATCTCCTTGGTCTTGTACAGGCTTTCCACCAACATCTGGGTTTGCCGCACTTCCCGCAATATTTGCAGGTACTCTTAAATCATCATAACCTTCTATAGGCTCTAAACCTAGGTTTGCTCTTGCCTCATTTGGAGAAATTACTCCAGTATTGACAAGAGAGCTATAGTACTGTGATTGGTCTCTTAGTTCTGGCTGTAATGCTGGAATATTAGTTACGTCTTCAGTAAGTTCAAATCCAAAGTGCCTTTCAAGAGCATGGTTTACTTTTCTTACTATAGGTAATACAGTCTCTAAGTAGTAAAGTCTCATATTTGGACGAAGATTTGCATTATTTCCAGAATCTAAAAGAATAGGTGGGATGCCAAGAGCTTTTAAAATAATTTTTTCGTTTTCAAGAATAGCTTCTTGAAAATCAAGTTCTCGAAAGTTTACATTTGAAATTTCATCAATCTCAATACCGCCATCGAGAATAAGGGGGCGCCGACCTCCAGCCGAAGGGCTGTATCGCGCCTGCCAAGATAGTAACATTCTCTCTTTAATTTTTTCTGACAAGGTATTTGGAGATTTGAGTACGAGTCCTGGAACTGCTCCGTTTTTAAAGAAATTATCCTGAAAGTCTCTCATACGCTGCATTAAAATCATAGTTCGAAGTGCAGGCTTTAAACGAGAAGTTCCTCTGTAAATTGAGTAAAAAGAGTTTTCTTTAATATGAATAATTTCACTAGGAGAGTAGGTTATCTTCTCTTTAAATGTAAATTTTTCTATATAAGTAGTATCGCTTGCATGAATAATCATATCTGCGGCAGGCAAGTGATATAGGTGTACTCCATCAAAGTAGAGGAAGATATTTCCATCTATCAAATAGTCGATTAAGATATTTCTACGAAAAGTGTTTATATCTTGGAAGGGATTAGGCTCAAGATTAAGTAGTTGCTCTACTCGTGTTTTTTTGATGCCTTTAACTACACTCATTGTCTTTAGCTGCTCTCCTACTCTAGTAGGAATCTGAGCTGCATCGTCAACCAACATATTTACGCCGCGATTAACAATTTCAATTTCTTCGTATGCACGCTCGTAGCGAAACGTTAACTCACGAGAAGGTTCTGTCTTATGGTCGAAGTAACGCTGAGCAGGATTGAGCTTTTCTTCTACATCCTGCTTAGAACTTCCAAAAATTTTATTATACCATGCCATATTTTTCTCGTTGAATTTCTACCCAGTTCATTTGTTTCTTTGCTGTTACCAGACTAGGGTTTCTTCCATAAATTGAGTGTAACTTTAAGTGATGTTCGTGACATAGAGTCACTGTATGCTCATAAAGTTCTGCCCACATTTCCTCGATAAATTCATCTCTCCAGATTACTATATACTCATCGACGTAGTGTTCTGGACGAATTTTTTGCTTTTCTTTTAACCACTTATCGAGTAAAGGACTTAAACTATAAAAATGATGAAAGTCTAACTGAGTAGTTTCTCCGCAAATGTAACATTCGCAGCCTTTTTCATATTTCGCCTTTGCTTTGTCGCGAATATATTTAATTTTGTCTCGTTTTAATTCTTTCATTTCAATACCGAAATTATATCGTTTAGTAGCTACATTGTCAAATACTATTTTTCAGTTGGTATTCGCTAAAACGTAGTTTGAGACGTCTCAAACGAATACAACGCGTAACGTAGAGCATCTGCCATATGAGAAGCTCTGTTGTGTTTTGGCTTTTCTCTTGCTAAATTTGGATTTGGGTCCCACTGATATTGGTCAAGTGCAGATAAAGTTTCTAAACAGCGTTGATCAACCAGTAAATTATTATTATCCACAATAGCCGCGACATGAGCAATTCCGTCAAGGACGGATTTTTTGGCATTAATAGTGGAAATATCGTAATTTTGAGCAAAGTCAAAACGAGTTTGTTGAGCTGCTGAATCAATGTAAATATAGTCAATATTCCACTTATCACTAAGCCTTCGAATTTCTGCAGCATGTTGTTCTGTGGTTTTTTCTGCATCTAAGTATTCGTCGAGGACGTAGTATTTTCCTTCGTCCCAGTCGTAGGCGATGACACAGAATGCTGTCGGGTCTCTGTAGCCCACGTCGAGTCCTGCGAATACGTCGAATCTTCGCGTCTCAAGGCTTTCACAATTAACCACACAAGTTTCGTGATCGAAATTCCAGATTTGTCCTTCATAAGTATTAAAGTCTGCTTCGTATTCCTGCTTGAATTCAGCTTCGGACATACTTTTTCGAGCTTCCACAATATCGCTTTCAGACATGCGAGGATTATCTTCATAAGTTGCTCGAATAGAGCACCATTCCGGAAATTCATCACTAAAACCTCGATCAAAGAATTCAGCAAACCAGTTATTCCTGCCACGAGGTGTAGAGATAAAGATAGCTTTTGAGTTTTCTTTATCTAGAGTAGGTCGAAGTGCGACATTAAATGCATCCCGCCCATCTGCCAACGCTGCTTCGTCAAATATAATTAGGTCGTAACTTCTGCCTACGCAGGAATCGACCTGGTTTACTGAACCCATTCTTACGGTTGAACCATTATCCAACTCAATAACTTTATCTTTTGCGTTATCTCTTTTGACTTCCAACTCAAAATGTTTAATTAAGTTACGTTGTAAGTCAAAAGAAATCTGAGACAAGGAATAGTTTGGGGACATGATTAGAATGTTTGAGCCGGGAACAAGTGAAACTAGCTGCCCGATAATATTTGCAATATACGTCTTTCCTTGACGACGTGATACTGCTGCACACACAAAGCGATATTTAGGATTATTTATCGCATTGATAATAGCCTTCTGCGATGGCAGAGGTTCAACGCCGAGTAGCTCCAAATAAGGATCTACTGGTAATTTTAGAAACCTTGTCTCAGATTGTAACTCTAATATTTCATCATCTACGATGTCTCGACGACTTATTTGTACAGCCATTGTTTATACCTACTTATTTCCGTCGCCTTTTGTACCTGCATAAACTCCAAACCATGCAGCACCTGCACCTATTACTACAGAAATTAAGCTGGCTTGCTGAGTGCTTGGATCTTCTAGTGCAATAAACCACTCGAAAGAACCGTACAGTAAATATAAGTACATGCTTATAAATAAGCGCGGAAATATTCTCCAAGCATCTACTGCTTTTGCAAGGTCGATTACTTTTGAATAATCATTCATCTTATAAGCCTATCATTTGTAAGAAGTACTCCTTCTGAAAAAACATTCATTTCGTGAGTACCCCCAAGAGTAGCTACTCTTAACTGTAAATCTGTTTTTTCGGACACCTTAAAAGGAAGGCGTCGTTGGATATTCATATTGTTATAAAAAGTAGTTCTTGCAGTATTATACTCCTGCCCGCTAGGAGTTCTTGAATGGTTTTCAAAAAGACCTGGCTTTGCTGCTGTTCCATCTGCTGAAAATGCGTCAATTCTATATAAGAAAAAAGACTTTCCTGCAGGGACTGTGTAGATACTCGACTGATTTCTTCCATCTCCAGGTCTTATACCAGCATAGATATTTAAACCATTTGCTATAGTTATTAACCCTGTATTATTACCTCCTGCGATACAGACTACATCATTAATTCTAAAGAATGGGGATGTAACAGGTGGAAGTGCGGAATTAAGTACAACTACTTGTTTAATCTCTACGTAGTCTTCATCTAGTCCTGAGATTAAAACAGAGATACCATCATCCGCGACTCCCGCATCAGAGGATACAGTCATTGCAAGACCTTGAGTGGGATACACATACGCCTGAGGAAACTCCCACGCAGGAATTAGATCTGTAGTAACTTGTTCTTGGTATCCAAAAATATTTCTTACTTCAGCTCCTCTCACTAGTCCAATTGCTATGTCTAATTTCTCATATTCATAAATTGAACCAGATCCATTTAATGTATGTGCCATTTTTCTCTCCTCTTTTTCGCAAGCCTTGCGATAAAACATTATCTAAATTATATACATATAGACCTAAAAAGTCAAGAATTATTTTACCTTACCACTTAACTTTATTAGCCCAATACGCTGCACTTAACTTACCTTTCGCTATGTTTTTTGCATGGCGAGCCTTAAAAGATCGTCTACGAGCTGCATAGGAGCTACTCTCTCCCTGTTTCTTCGGAGATCCTTTTACTCCCTGCTGTCCAAAGCGAATAAGTTTAGTCTTGCTTCCAGCTTTTGCTAAAACTATATGGGACTTTTTCGGATGCCCTGGTGTCCTCTTCGGCTTGTTGTAGCCCGATAGACGATGCTTCTTCAGTCTCCAGTCCTTCTTCGACGTTGTCTTTCTTTTTTTCGATGCTGCTCTTTTTCTCGGCACTTTTCTTCTCCTTTGGCTTAGAAAAATCTAAAGCCTCCTGGTGAGACAAGAATCTATGTCTCTTACCTTTCTCATCATAGGCGTACCACACCCCTCTTCTTTCAAAAATCATATTATTCTCCTTAATAATCTATGAGTACTTCATAGCTTCCGCTTTGTGTATAGCCAGTATCTGGAATAAAGTCTTCTGCTCTTCCAAAATAAGTGACCCCGTTGATGTCGAAAAACCCTAGCTCTGTAATATCTGGCACAACTATAGCTATTTCTGCTAAAAATGGGGTGACAGAACTGAAAGTAAGTAAATCTTTTTCTATAGAAATTTTAGTAGTTAAAATAGTAGATTCTACTAAAGTATTTGATACCGGTTCTTTTACTATAAAGTTTAGTGTATAAGGAGTAGAATAAGTTGCTCCCGTTAATAGTTTATTCACAGTAAAAGAAAAAGTAGGTTCTATTTCAGACAGAATATTAGTAGTAGAAGTGTGAACAGTTTCTGCGCTTTCAATAGAAACACTTAGTTTCTCTAGTTCTGTATCATTAATCAAAGGCGCAGGGAGAGAAAGATATATTATATTTGACTCGCTAATAGAGTTATACTCCGGGAATATAAAAGCAGTAGCACCTTTAGTAAAAGGCTCTACTAAAACGTAGTCTGCCGTTCTTGTTACTATATTTTGAGTAATTCTTACTTCATCCAGGTAGCCATTTAAGGGACGAGAGCTGGCAGCAGCAGGAGATTCCCCAATATACAAAGGAGAAGTGCTAGTATGAATTCCCGTAGGGGCTGCAATAGTATCTTGCAAAACTGCACCTACTGCTTCTAGCAGGGTTCCTGTGCTCCAATCATATAGTCCTTCTACAAATTGAACATTTATGGCTGTTTCATACATTATAAAATAAGCTTGCGCAGCTGTAGTACTAGAAATTGGAATAACTAACGAGGGAGGATCGTTAGCGGAGGGAAAAGAGTTTGACGCCCATGTTCTAACCTCTTGAGCATATCTATCATAATGAAATAAATAGTACGTAGTTGAAGGAACTCCAGCAAGTAAAGCGTTTCCTGAGTTTAAAAACCAAGTAAGGCCTGCTTCAATTTGATATTGATCAGAATAAACGCTATTAAGTAGACGAATGCCAAAAGATCCGTAAGGATGTTGTCCTTCAAAGCCTGCTCCTCCTGTAATTGTCATTAAAAATGAACAAGTATCTGGCAAAGTCTCTGTGCTTATATCTCCAACATTCCAACCCTGAGCAGTAGTAGTATAGGTGTCAGAGCTAGTAGTTGGCCACGTTCCTGTAAAAGAAAGCAAAACAGGATTAACTACACTTGTATCAGTTAGGAATAATTTTATATCTGTTCCGTCATATACTAAAGATAGGTAATTCCAACTACCGGACGATACAGTAGCAGTAGAACTTAGCACTACTCCCTCATTCAATGCTCCACTACCTCCTACAGATGCTTTGATAGTTTTTGTTACACTATCAAAGTAAATAGAATATTCTCCTAAACTTACTCCATTTTGCTCATCTTTGCTAATTAAAACTTGATCTGTATCTTCAGAATTAAGATAAAATGCGAGTTCTATTGAAAAAGGAGTGCCTTCAGATACTTGTAGAGAAGTATCATTTAATATTACTAAATGAGAGCCTGGCTGTCCATTGAATTTTAATGAACCTTCTTCCCTAAATACTTGCTCTGCTGAAAGTTCTACTACTCCAGAGGATGTAATTTCATGCTTTTTCTCTGAAAGATCCGTTATAGAAGTTGCATCATATGTTCTAGGTTCCATATCTAGCAGTAATGATACATTAGCAAATGGAAAGTCCTCTACAAAAGGAACACTAGAGATTCCTATATACTCATATCCTGGTGGAATTTCATAAACAAAAGGAGTTCCTCCAAAATTCCAAGTACCATATCCAGTTACCCCTGAAGAAGCATCACACATAGACAAAAATAATGGAGGATCTATAGTACCGTCATCGGGAAAAGGTAAAAAAGGCTCGTTGTTAAAGGATATCTGTTTATTATCAAAATCTATTAATATAGGGTACCATTCATTTAAAGGATATCCTATATAGTTTGTTTGGACCCCGCCATTGCCATTTACACCCGTACCTCCATGGTAGTTACCTACTCTAGTGGGGGTAGTTTGTATTCCTGGTATCATAGCATATGTTGCAGTAGAATAATGTTCTAAATAATATTTTCCGCCAATAGCTTGTAGAGCTGCTAAATCCCATAAAGCAGTAGCAAACTTCCCTGTAGAAGTTGCGGTTAAATAATCAGAAGAAATAGATAATGAAGCTCCGCCACTTAGATCTGCTCTATAAGGTAGAGTTTCATAGCTTTCTGACTCAAAATACTCATTTGTATCGAAACTAATATTCGCAAGGGAAACCTCAAAAAGTGCATTATCTAATAATGTATCATAATCTGACGTTCTATTAAAATAATCAGAGTCTATAGATATAGGAAACTCTGTAATAGTAATATCTGAAGTTACTACAGTATTTGTAACAGTTCCATCAGATAGAAAAACTCCCTTAGTTGAAATATCTAAGGGAATTGTCTCAATACCTTTTACAAATGTATCCATAAAAGAAGAAGTTAAAATTCTAGAGTACTCTCTTTCTTTATCTATAGAAATTGAATATACCTCTATAGTACTTTCTATAGTGTTTATACTATTTTTTACTAAAATTAAAGTATTCACACTATTTTCTTCTAAGTAAAAAGGTTGCTGCTCCAAAGGCGTAGGAGCAGTTCCTCTGTTTATAGAAATAGTTTTAGTTACAGATTGTACATCAATAGACGGATTCATAGTTATACATTTACACTGGCAGTTATATTGCTGTATCCTGCTGAAGTTACATTAATTGGAACTTGTAACTCTCCAGCTGTTAGTGACGTTACTGTTTTAACAGTACTACCGTCTCCAAAAACCATTCCGCTGCCTTCAATAATTAATTTAATTTCTGTCTGTATTCGCTGTCCAGAAATATTATAGGCACTTACTTCTATATAGCTAGATATAGTACTACCTGCATAAGTGTAGTCATCCAGCTCTGGAGCAATAGTTATAGTTATTGGTACTGTAGGAGTTAATAGGTGTAATTCCGGCTTTGAATCTCCAAAATTAGAACTATCTGTAGTATACCATATTCTATCAAGATAGTCTCTTCCTATTCCATACATTTTTCCTTGGAGCGTAGAAGTTTTTGTAAAACCTAAAGCGTCTGTAAAATTATAAATAAAAGTAGCATTTTCTGATAAAATCGCTAGTTGTGATTTGCTGTCATTCAGCCAAAAATGAGATAAAGTGGTGTCAGGAATAACAGTAGAGCTATGAAATGTAAGATTTAAAGGGTTAAGAGGATCTATTTGATAAACAAACAATGTTCTTGCTTCTGCTATTGTTGTATATCGCCTTGATATATTAGTTTCTAAAAATACTGCTACATATTTATTTCCTTCTGCTTCTATGATCTCATTAATTATAGCAATTGAACAGTATGGACCATTAACACTCGTATGTCCGACATAATTTGCTATTTCCGAACTAAGGGTTCCTGTTATATTTTGTGCTACTTCTATATCAAAGGTATCGGCCGAAGTGTCCCAGGTAGCCACTAAAGGATGATAGTTATTTGCAGAATCAAACCTTACTATGTACGATAGTTTAGTATTTCCGGAAACATCTCTCGGATCGTCCATATATTGAGAAGCTAGAGGTCTATACTCATAAGCAGTTGTATAGCTTGTTACCACCCCTCCACTATCAGTACCTGCTGCTGGGACAGATGATACTGAAAAACTAAGAAGGTCAGTAGTTGCTATAGCATTATCTGATACATTTAATCTTTTATTTAAAATAACATTGGAGCCGCCTTGTAAATTTTCAATAAAAAAGACGGCTTTTTCATCTATATTACTTTGTCCAAATATCTGAGGAAAAACGTAATTTCCAAATTGATTACTGGTTAAAGGGACAGAATTATCAGAAAGTCTATAATAAAAAAAAGTATAGTTTGGGTAAAAATATCCTGAGTTTGCAGCATTTCCCATAATCCATCTGCCATCAACATTTATAGTATCCATAGGAACAGCAACAGTTTGATTATAATTTGCAGTCGTAACTGAACCTAAAGAACTTTTTGCATCCTCCGGAGAAGTAACTTTTAGTATTCGCGCATCAGCTGAGTCTCCTGGCTGGCTTGAGTACACAGTTGCCGAGTCAAACTCTAGAGTACATCCCGCGGTAGCGTAAACATTAGGATTTAAGTTACTCACATAAGCAAAGTTAAAGTGGGTATTCTGTCCGCCTAAAGCGGTATCTCTAGTTTCACTACAGAAAGTATATCCTTTTCCTGTTATAACTTGAGACATTCTATGCGTAGTATTTTCCGCGGAAAATCCGTCTAAAGTGGTAGCACTTCTTTCTATCAGATGTATACCATCAAACTCAGGACTTAAAGTTTGTTTATCTACTTTATCACCGTATAAATACAGAGCTGTAGACGCAGGGTCTTGGGGCTCTATTAATACTGGGGATGCTGATCTCACAAAGTCATGTATTTTTGCCATTTTAATTCTCCACTATATTATAGCTTTTTCTTAGTTTAGTTTCTGCCCAAGAAGATGCTTCTTCAAACGATTCCCAAGATTTTATGTCTTTTATACCGGTAAAAGTATAAGGTTGTTCAAGTACAAGAAGTTTTTTATCGTCTACTAATTCAAATACATTTAAGCAATTATTATCATTTAATTCAATAAAAAATTCTTTAGCTACAATAACTTCACCTTGTTCTCCTGACTCAAGCAAAGAAGGCTGTATTATATCTAATATTAATTTTTTAGATTCCATCTAAATCTCCTATTCATACGTAAATTTAACTGTTAAGTTACTTGCAGAGCCTGTTATAATGTCAACAGATATTTGTTCTGTTGTAAGTAAGGTATTTGATGTAAATAATCCACTAACTTCGGTTTCCCCTGGAGGAATAGCAAATTGTTGAAACTCTACGCCATTTCTCATAACAGAGAATACTAAAGTTAAAGGCTGCGCTAAGTCTATAGTTGCTTTTAACTCTAAAAGTCTCATAGTTTGTGGCGGCTGGAAGAAGGTAGTACCTTCTAAAGGACCCGTAAAGCTTCCGGCTCTGACTAAATAGAAGCTGTTGGTTCTGTTTACATCTAACCATTCGTTACCGTCATAGATGTACAATCTCTTGTTTTCTTCTATGAAAGCTAAAGATCCAGTATCTGCTAAGTTTGGTAAACTTGTAGACAAGGGATATACTGCTACGGCTGCGGGACGATTTACAGGCTCCCACACACCTTCATTATATTGTAGATATTGACCTGTCTGAGCATTTGCTACGTCAGTATCTGTTAAAGCATTTAAAGTAGAGGTTAAGTTCCCAGGTACCCATGCATTTGTTTCCCAAATTAGTACTTGACCGTTATTTGGGTTTTGATTAATATTTACATCTGGAATATCAGATAATGACTCTATTTGAATATCTGCAGGAGACCATTTTAAGCCGTTAAATACTAACGCTTGTCCAGTAGAAGGTACTACAGTTGTAGTGTCTACATCAGGTAAATCATCAATTGAAGTAAGTGCTAAATCTCCAGGAACCCAGGCTGAACCATTCCAAACTAAACCCTGTCCTAAATCAGGAACATTAGTAGTAGTGTCAACATCAGGAAACTCATCTATAGTTTGAAGCTCAAGTTGAATTGTTTGAGGCTGCCAAGATAATCCCTTCCATACTAGTGCCTGCCCTATCGAAGGAAACGAAGTAGTAGTATCAACATCGCTTAAATCATCTATAGATCCTACTAAAGTACCACTTCCGGTGCCAGATCCTGAGCTTTTAGTTACCGAAACATAAAGCTCTGTATCAGAAATTGCAACACCAATAGGCCCAAGATCGGTTTCTATTGGAGTTAACGAGCCAAACTTGTTGACATAATATGTTGCGCCGAAGATTAAAGGTGAAGAACTATTATATATTCCGCCCTCGGTAACTACCTCATAAGGACCTACTCCAGCTACGATAGGCTCATTTAAGATACCTATTATATTAACGTTCGAAGGAGTAGTAACAATAATATCTTGAGTTTCTATAAAATGAACGTTGTTATCTGTCGACGAACCAATAATAATAAAATCATCTGTAACAGCGCATACCTGACCAAACCGTCCGGAAGTATAGTAAGGGTTGAGCCAGTAATACAAAGTATTTCCTGACACAGCATCTATATAGTAAGCTCCTCCAGATACATTCAAATAACCAAAACCGGAAGGATTAACTTGATCTCTTCCAGGAGCTCCTACTAATACATTATCTCCGTGTAAAGCTACCGAACTACCAAAAGCGTCTCCAGCTTGGTATTGGGGAGAAGTTCCAGTATAGTCATTAATATAACCTCCAGTAGATACATCGTATATATTTACTCTTCCGGTATCGCCCTGGCTATTAGTATCTGCTAAAGGAGCCCCTACAGCTAAATATTTATTATTAACAGCTACCGAGTAACCGAACTGAGCACCTCCAGCATACGCAGGAGTAACCTTATTTATAAGACTAACTTCTTGAGTTTCTGAGTTGTATCTATATAAATAAGCTGCCCCATTTCCTTCGAGGTATGCACCAATAGCTATATACGTACCATTAAATGCTACCGAATTACCAAAGTAAGCATAAGAAACACCTGCGGGCCCATCAAATGTATGAATTACTTCACCAGTAAATACGTTTATTAAATGCGCTTTTCCTTCAAAACTAGATCCAGCTCTATAAGCGCCTACTACTGCTAACTCTCCATATAATGCTACTGAAAAGCCAAAATAGGACTGCTCCTCAGGTATTGGGTTTGCTATAGTATTAACTAAATCTCCTGTTAATACATCGTATAAATAAACTTCTCCGCTGTTTGTAACTGCCGCTGCGGTATTGTCGGCAGCCATACCACCTATTAATACGTACTGACCTTGTAAAGATATTGATCTTCCAAAAGCTATATTAGCCTGTGGAGAGTTAATATATCGATATACTGATCTATCTCCGGAGTTTAAAATTACAACTTGTTCTTCTTCAGTACCTACTGCCGCAAGAGTTCCAGATACAGATACCGAAACGCCAAATTGATTTACAGTTCCTAAGCTTCCTGTATATGAGGTACTATATATAGTTGGAGTATTTGGATCTACATAAGGTACTAATTTTTGTATAGAACCTTCTGTATTTATACTAACAATAGATCCTTCCGTTATAGGAGTATCTTCAGTAGTATAGTTTTTTATTCCTTGATAAAGATATTTATTCTCCCACTGAGATAAGTCTTCGCTCCAAGATAGAATGTTATATTTATTTAAAGAAGGAACATCTATAGTTACATCTGTTAAATCATTTATAGCATAGTCTACAGTAGTATTTACCCATCTGCCAAGAGCATCATCCCATTGAATAAATTGATTTGGCTGTAGATTCGTAATATATAAATCTGACAAGTCATTTAAAACATCTACATTACTACTACCTACTGCAGCAGGTGTCCAAGTACCGCTAAGCCAAAGTAACGCTTCTCCTTCATTAGGGGTAGAAGAGATTGTAACGTCAGATAAGTCCCCAGTACTTACTACATCTGAGACATAACGAGCGTCCCATTTTGTGCCATTCCATACAAGTCCAGAGCTTGGAACTACAGAAGAAGTGAACTCTACGTCAGTTAAATCAGAGAGAACAGATACCGGATTTAAAGCATTTGATAATAAAAGTTCTGTACCAGATATAGCTACACCAATAGAGCCGTATTCCGTAGCAGAAGTAGTTAAAGCACCAGTAGAAGTTACATAATAGACAGATCCTGGAGCTAAGGCTAAAAAGCCTTTTGCTACTGAATTATTTAAATATACTTCTCCAACTGTGCCTATATTTATCGCATCTGCGGCTACACCAATCCACTCTCCAGCATTCGAAGTAATTGCAGTATCTGCAACGTCATATACGTAAGCAGCTCCTGCATTTGTTACTGCCCCCGCATCTTCTGCGTAAGCTCCGACAACTAACTTATTTTCAGTGTTGATACTTACTTGAGAAAAGTAATCATTAGTAGCAATATTAGAAGAGTTCTTATTTTCAAAATAATTGTAAAGAGAACCATCAGATAAGTTGTATATATAAACGATCCCAGCTCCTGGCTGGCTGTCTGAGTTTTCATCCAAAGAAGATATAACCAATCTATCGTTTGATATAGCTAAATCAGTTCCGAAGAAATCGTCTACAGTGTCTCCATTTGGATTAGGATTAACAATGGTATAAACCGGAGCAGTAGTGTTAGATAAATCGTATACAAAAACGGTTCCAGAAGTGCCTGAAGATAGCCGAGAAGACACTGCTAAGTAGTTTTCATTTATTACAATTGATTCTCCAAACCCAGTTGCCGCAGCTTCTGGATTATAAATTGTAGTAAATAAAGAGTTGTTGTTTCTACTAAATAAGTACACTACTCCAGTCGATGTTCCGGAAGCACTGTCTTCTGTAGGTGCAGATACTGCTATAAATGTATTATTTAAAGCTACTGAACTTCCAAATCTGTCTCCCTGAACTACATCATACGCATTTGGATTGCTAAACGTATGAAGTAGTGTACCGTTTTCAACATCGTATAAATAAGCTCTTCCAGACTGTGTTCCATCAGTATCTGATTCGGGGCAGCCCACAATTGCTCTTGTTCCAAGTAAATCTATAGACTGGCCAAAATCAGAATAAGAATCTGCAACAGGATTATTGATTGCGTGTATCTGAGTTCCAGTGTTTGTTCGGAAAATTTCTATTCTTCCAGACTGAGTATACTTTCTTGGAATACCTACGATAATATAATCATCACTGATTACAAGCTCTTGGCCAAATAAATCATAACTACTTGGAATACTTGATACTAAAGAGTAGAGTAGCTCCTGATTATAAAGATTGTATACAAAAACTTTTCCAGCATCTATGCGAATATTCCCAGATACATTAACATTAATATTTGGGGCTGATACTGCGAAATAACTAGTAGAAGCAGCTACTTTTGTTCCAAATGCAGCGCTTGTTTCTGGTTCTGGATTTAAAATTGTAGAGATAAACTTTCCAGAACTTACAGAAATAGGGGCTATTTGACCCGTAGGTTCTAAAACTACTACTTCCTGAGCTTGTATATCGGCCGAAGCAAAAAATAGTCGAGAAGCTCCCTCTGGAAGATCTGCAGGAATCCATTTATTCCCAAGGGCGTCCCAAGACAGTACTTGATTATCTTGAGGAAGATTTGTTAATGTGTCTACATCAGACAAGTCACTAATATCAGCGACATTACTTGTTCCTGCCTGTGAAGGTTCCCATGCTTGAGTAAGGGCATTCCATGCAAGAACTTGTCCAGAAGATATTGTTCCTGAAGTATTTACATCTGTTAGATCGTCAATTGATTGTATATTTGAAGTTACTATACCAGGAACCCAAGATACTCCATTCCAGACTAAACCTTCTCCAATTGTAGGCGTCGAGCTAGTAGTATCAACATCTGATAAATCATTAATCTTAGTAACACTATCTGCCGTATTAGACTCAATATCTCCAGTTACTAATAAATCAGTATTTGATAAAGCTTTACCTACGATTCCAAAATCTGTAGGAGTAGATACTATTGAGCCAGTATTTGTTAGATAATAATTTGAGCCAGGTAATAAGCCTGACTGAGCCGTTGAGACCCCGCCTGGCAGTATGACTGAGGCAGTATTGTTTTCTACCACTGACTCTTTTAAGAACCCTATCCAGTTTGAAGCATTTGATGTTGCATTTAAATTAAATACGTAAGCAATACCAGAGTTGTAAAATATAGTGTCTTGAATATTTACATACTCTTCTACAGAAGTAGTTACGAGCGCTTTATTTCCTAGTAACTCTAAACAATCTCCTATACCATCATTTACTGGCGTAAAATAACTGTTTGGATTTTCAAATGCTGTTATAACTTCGTATGTAGTAGCATCTATTAGGTATACTAAACCTGTAAAGTTACCGCTATAAGAATCCTCGCCTCTTGCAGAGACTAAAATATTGTTTCCAAGTATTCTTACTTCTTCTCCAAAATAGTCGTAGCTAGTCGTAGAGTAGAAGTTTGGATTTGCTATCTCAGTTATTTTTTCTAGTGTATCAAACCTAAATAATTGAATAAGCCCACCATATTGATAGGACTCTACATAAGCCCGTGGAGCGCCTACAACTAAAATATTATTATATATTGATAAAGACTGGCCGAAATTAGAAGAATGCGAAGCATCTGATATAGAACTACTAAAGGGTATGACTCCTTCCGATGTTCCAGTACTGATATCAAAAACTTCTACATTTGCTAAATAATTAGCACCGCCTTTTGCACCTACCGCTAGTCTTCCGTTTTCATATGCTAAAGCTGATCCAAAGTATAAATCATCGGTACCGTAACCTAAAGTAGGCGCTAAACTTCTGATAAAATTACCTGTAGTAGAATCAAAAATTGTTACTCGCCCTGTTTGTATAGCGGAGTTAGAAGTATTGTAAAGTACCTGTCCTACTACCAAGTATCCGTCTGGAGTTAAAAGTAGTGAATCATATCCCCAATAATAATTATAATCACTAGTGGTAGGGTTTTGAATTTCATGTATTAAATCTCCTGTAACATGATTAAATATGTAAACAACTCCCTCTCGATAAGCTCCTCCTTCTATGGGGGCGCTAATTGCAACTAATGGCCCCTGAATAGAAACTAGATGTCCGAATCTATCACCATTAGAAGAAAATAAAGAAGCTTTAGGGTGTCTTATAGTTCTTAGCAGTGCAAAAGACGAAGCATCATAAATATACACCGCCCCTGTATCTGCTCCCCCTAACTCATTAATTTCTTCAGGGGCGCCTATAGCTAAGTAAGTCTGATCAGTAGAAGTAGAGTACCCAAAAAAGTCGCTTGAAGGAGTGCCTGTAGCATTTGGGTTATCTAATACTAACTCCAGGTTACCGGGTCGTATCTGTACTGCTTCTATATTTCCGGCTGGAGTTATAGCTACAGGAGTTCCTGCTGATATACTTTCTATAGCTAGAAACTTTCTAGTGTCTCCAGTTAGTCCATCTGAAGATATCCACTTATTTACTGAAGAGTCCCAAGAAAGCAAATCGCCTTCAGAGGGAGGAAACCCTGCAATATCTACGTCTACTAAATCATCTAAAGACGAAGCACCCCCACCTGCAGAAGATGAGTTTATCCACTTAAATCCATCCCAAAGTAAACCTTGACCAACAGTTAAAGTTCCAGAATCTATATTAACATCTTGTAGTTCTGAAATACTTGCGCTTGATACAGAAACATCTCCAGGAATAAACTTCTCATTTATAAAATCCCATACAAGAGACTGTCCTGCCATTGGAGGTATTGTAGTTATGTCAACATCGTTTAAGTCATCTATACTATTAATGCTAATTGCACGAATATCTGTAGGTAACCATGTTTGGGTAATTTCATTATACGCAAGTACTTGAGCAGAAAGCGCAGGAGTAGATAAATCTACATTAGATAAATCCTCCATGGAAAAAACATAAGAAACTGTAGTAGGCTCCCAACGGCTTTCTGTTTCATTCCAAGAAAGAACCTGCCCTGGTAAAATTGGCGTTTCTAACTCGGTATCTATAAATACATCATTTAAAGACTCTAAAGTTACTCGACCTACTTCTGTACTTGCAACACCTGTCCAGTAACCCTGACTTTCTACATAAATAAGTAAGCTATTATTTGCAGGCGTTAAGGTTGGGTTTATATCTATAAGATCTGTAAGCTGAAGAGTTCCAGGACGTATAAATTCTATATTTGTCCAGTTTGCTCCATTCCATCCTATAGCTTGCCCTTCTGCTACAGTCTGCGTGTAGGCTACGTCTATTAAATCTCTTAAATAGGTAACATTACTATAGCCTATAGTTTTAGGCTCCCACAAGCCTAGTGTAGCATTCCACACTAGACCCTGATTATTTTTTGGAGGAGTCGATCTAGTATCTACGTCAGTAAGATCTGTAATTTGTGTTATTTCAGCCTCTGATGAGATAGCTCCAACTATGTAAAGATCGGTATCTGATAATGCTTTTCCTATAATACCGTAGTCAGTATAGGTAGTAGTTAAACTCCCATCCTGAGTTAAGTAATACAGCTCATTTTGTATAAGATTAGCTTGATTAGTACTTATACTGCCTGTTAATAATACTTCTACTACTTCTCCTGTAGATACAGAGCTATTAGCTATGCCTAACCAATCGTTTGCATTTGTAAGTATCTCAGAAGAAGAGTCAAATAAATATGCCTTTCCTACTTGAGAAATAGCGGAAGGAGAATTCAGCAGAGGAGCTGCTGACATAAAATAACTAGCTGAAAGCGATACTTTATTTCCAAACCCTACATTTGACGTATTAGAAGGATTCTGTATAAATAGTTTTAAGGTACCAAAATTAGGATCAAATAAATAAACAGTACCGGTATCAGAAGCTCCATCAGCGACATCCTCGCCGGGCGCACCAACAGCAAGCCTTTCTTCCGTTAAACTTAACGAGTAACCAAAATTATCATAGCTTTCAGTTCCAGCAATGGTAGGATTTAAAATAGTTCTTAGTAGTCCTCCATCACTAATATCATAGATGTATACTATGCCTGAGCCTAGTCGAGAGCCTCCTGCAGGAGCAGCTATGCTTTCGTTATAAGCACCTACAGCGAGTTTTGTAGCGGACAACGCAACAGAGAATCCAAAGTAGTCTTGGTTTGGAACTCCCGCTGCTGTGTGAGAATTTGGATTTTCTAGGCTGTATAATAATGAACCATTAATAGGTGCGTAAATATATACCTTTCCAGAATTGCCGTTATAGAATGGAGAAGAAATTACTAAGTACTGAGAGGCTTCGCTTAAAGAAAAAGAAGATCCAAACTGATGGAAGTCTTGAGGCTCTGGGTTTACTATTTTTCGTAGTAAACTTCCAGAGGAAGCTTCAAAAATATAAACTACACCAGCAGCTTGTTTTATACTACCTTGTGAATCAATTACATCTTCTTTTGGCGCAGCTACTATCAAATAGGTATTATTTAATACAATATTCTTTCCAAACTCATCTCCTTCTGAAGTCCCTGAATCGTTTGGATTTTGAATAGTATATAAAAGATTTCCGCTTGTATTATCGTATACATATACTACACCAGATGAAGTATAAGTTACTTCTTGACCAACAGGGCCTACTGTTTTAGTTTCTGTATAGGCGCCTACAGCAGAATATAACGAAGAAACGGCGCAAGAATATCCGAAGTAGTCAGTATCGCTATCACCATCTATATTTGGATTAATAAATGTATGAACAGGATTTACCAAATCAGCAGGAGTATATAAGTAAGCAGCTCCCTGGAATCCCGTACTGGAAGGGCTACCTATAATTATGTAGGACTCATCTTCTGAAATATCAAAAGATTTACCAAACTGTAAGTTAGCATCTTGTAATGGAGAATCTATTGAACTTAACAGTGCCGAAGTTGAAATACTAGCAGAGACAGGCGATACAGTAGAATCAGGATTAAAAGCTACTATATTGCCTGCTGTTATGTTTTCAGCAGCTATAAATGTTGTTGCCCCTTGTCTATCTTTTGGAGACCAGACTCCTAGTGTATTATCCCACTGAAGTACCTGTCCAGGAAGAGGTGCATTTGTAGTAACATCTACGTCGCTTAATACATCTATCCCAATATTTATTACAGCGCCTTCTACATTTGTTGCTATCCACTTTCCGCTGTTTTCATCCCAAGATAGAAAATCTCCGTCTGATTTAGTTGTAAAATCAGTATCTAAAAGACCTTCTAAAATATTTGTTCTATATTCAGGTCTCCAGCCACCCGATCTCCAAACTAAAGAATATCCCTCTCCTCTATAAAGTGGAGACTCTGGATCACTTGTGTTAAACTCTACTACATCAAATAAATCTTCTATATATTGAACAGGTCTGCTAGAAGTCCATTGAGAGCCATTAAATGTCAGTACTTCACCGGCCTCTGTGCTGTTATAGAAAACATTGGTTAAATCGGTTAACGAAATTGAAGGCGTGCCATTTCTCCAGCCTCCAGAACCATATACCAAAGATTGTCCTGTTTGTAGGCTACTACCATAGAAAACATCATCTAACTCGTCGAGACTTTTTCTATAGGGCTGGGGCTTCCATGTCTCAGAGGCTACATCCCAAGCAAGCGTTTTGCCTTCTAAATTTGATCCTACAGCATAATCAAAGTCTACTAAATTATAGTTGTATACTTGCAAAGGACCAGACTCCCATAAAGAAGTCTCTTCGTTCCAGAAAATACCGTCATTGGTAGAAGGATTGAGAGCGTCTACATCTCCCAAACCATCTAATAGATCTGGAATTTGCAAATCCCTTGCAATCCACTTTTGAGAGGCAAAGTCCCACGTTATTAATTGACCTTCTCTTAAAAGGCTTTTTGTAATATCAACGTCTTTCAGTGATGTAAAAGCAATATCTACATTTGCAGTACTTTCTATCTCTGCTCTTACAAATAGTATATCTCCAGCGAACAAGGTTACTTGACTGCTAATGCTTATAGTTTTTCTGTCTTGACTTATGTCCGTAATTACTGGAGGAATCTCTAAACCAGTATTTAATATAAAATTGCCTACAGCTACTTCATTATCTGCAGCGGATAATAAAGGAATAGTAAATGAATTAACTATATCGTAGTCTACTATCAAGAACCCTGAGTTACTTACTTGGGTTACTGTACCAAAAGTTAATTTTTGACCTGCAACAACTGTTATTGTTCTATCAAGTGTAATAGTTAGTCTATCACTGGATAAACCACTAACCACGGGCTCAGGAAACAGGCCTGTACCTAAAAGTGCTAATCCAGGAACAACTTCTTCTAGAGCGGGCTCTGTAATCTGAATAATAGTGCTAGTAGCATCGAAAGCAACTATATGAATTTCTGCTGGAGGAGCTACCTCCTCTTCCACTATCTGCGCAAATCCTAGTTGATCGCCGGTACTTACGGTAACTGGGTCACTTACAGTAATACTTAATCTATTAGTAGAAATAAAAGTTACTTCAGGGTCAGTCGCATTACCTGTGTTTTGCAATAAATATCCCAAGTCGACTGCAGGATCTATTGGAGTAGTAAATGTAATAACTGTTCCAGCAAGTACATCTGAAGCTACAACATGCAGCTCTTCAGTCCCCCCTACTTCAGGGCTTTCTACTGCTTCTGCAAAGTCTAAAACGTCGCCTGCAGTTACTGCTACTGCTCTATTTACAGTAATAAGATCTCTATCTAAGTTAATGCTGGTTATTTGTATGTCTTCTGCACTACCAGTATTTAAAACTAAGTCTCCGATAGAAATAGCTGCATCCAGAGGATCTACAAAATAAATAAAAGTTCCAGAAGTAGTAAACTCGACAGTACCAGGAGAAACGGGTACTCCTGGAGAAGATTCTACAGGCGTTTCCGTTATTTCCACAAAGGATAGTTGTGTGCCTGGAGCTACGGAATCTTCAGCTAATTCCGCATTAATAACAATAGTTTTTCTGTCAAGAGATATTGCTTCTACTTTTACAAGAGTACTAACGCCTAAATTTAATACATAAAGACCTACTACCACTTCCGCTTTTAAAGGAGTAGTAAAGGTTACAGTTGAGCCTATTGCGCTTTCAACAATATTTATCTCTTCGGGCTCTGGTAGAGGCACTACTGTATTTTTTGCAAACTTAACTTGGAATCCTGCAGGAATACTTACTGGCTCCGAGATAACTATTGTAGTTCTTGAAAGGTCAATAGTATCAATAGTCGGATATGGAGTTATACCTAAGTTAATTAAAAAAGTGTCGGTAATAACAGCAGCATCTAAAGGCTGTGTAAAAGTAATAGTATTTGAGTTAAATACTTCAGCAGCTACAATATTTTCTTCTGGTGGTTCCTCTACTGGATCAATAAGTACAGGTGTTGCAGCTACTACAGGATCTCCTGCAGTTACATCTACAGGGGCGCTTAAGCCGATGTTAAGTCTTGTGCCATCAATTGCTATAATTGAAGGAGGAACTGCCTCTCCTATTATATAAAGAGAGTCACCAATTTTAACGGTTTCTGGAGCAGGGCTTTCAAGAGTGACTAAAGTGGTGTTAATCGCAGTTGTAGCAATTACCATTTCACCCGTAGGTAAGGGTGTAGTAGTCTCTCCGCCAGTAGTATCTTGTTCAAGTACTACTTTTTTCGGAATCCAGTTAGATCCGTTCCATACTAAAGCATAGTTTTGTTGTGGTGCAATAGTCTGAGTATCTACGTCAGAAAGCTGATTGATTCCACCAGAAATACTAACATTTCCGGGAACCCATTGATTTAGTGAAGCATTCCATTTTAATACTTGATTTGGAGCTGGAGGGCTAGTAGATACGTCTATTAAATCTTTTGTTCTTGATACATCACTGCTGCCTACTTTTTGAGCTCCCCAGAAATCTCCTTTCCATACTAAAGCATAACCAGGAACTTTTGGGTATAGGCTAAAATCTACATCGAACAATTGTCCAAGAGATGTTGAAATAGTAACAGGTTTTGCTTCCCACTTGTTTAAGTAGGAGTTGTAGCTCAGTACATTATTTTGTTGAGGAGTATTTGGTATATAAGTATCTGTTAGGTTTTCTACGCTAAACTCCACCGGAGTGTATACATTATTTGTGGAGTTCCATATAAGTACATCATTTGCAGTAGGGGACGTAACACTGTCTACGTCTGATAGATTTTTAATTGTTCCGCTTACAGAAATCTCTTTTGGAGTCCATCGTAAGTTTACAGCATCCCAAGCAAGATAGTCTCCAAAAGTTGGAGGATTTGCGCGTACATCAACATCTTGTAATTCTCCAAGAGATTCAGCCCCTCCGCTTACGTCAGGGTTCTGAGAGATATCTCCAGTAATTATAAGCTTTGTTTGACCAATTGCTTTACCTACAATACCACTCGAAGTTGGAGTAGTTGTAACCATTCCAGTGTAG